AAGGGTATCGATGGGACCAAGGGGGACAAAGGGATTGATGGGACCAAGGGGGACAAAGGAATCGATGGGACCAAGGGGGACAAGGGGATTGATGGGACCAAAGGGGACAAGGGGATTGATGGGACCAAGGGGGACAAGGGTATCGATGGGACCAAGGGGGACAAAGGAATTGATGGGACCAAGGGGGACAAGGGTATCGATGGGACCATGAATCAAGCTAATATAACAGGAACTGGTGTATTAACTTCAGGATCAATAACTAGTACATTTGGACCTATTGTATTAAAAAATGCAGGACAAGGGACTGAAGGCGAGATTTATTACAATAACATATCAAAAAAAATAAATTATCACAATGGGACGAGTTTTACGGAAGTTGGGGTAGGTAGTGGAACTGCAGGTAGCGAAGCGGTATATTCTACAGGTTTTATAGTTAAACAAGAGGGTTCTTCTTCTAATAGTACCACAGTATCTGTTTATGCTGTAAAAAGTAATAGTATGGTTACATTAGCGTTTCCAACTTTTACTGTACCAGGTGTTACAGCTAATAGTACACGATTTATTTCAAATAAAATAGTTGAACCCACATTACAGCCTGATAATCCGTACATTTTTCCAGTGGTAATTAACGAGAAAATAGCATACGCTAGATTCGTAGATAATGGTACAGGTTATTTTCTAGAATTTATCAAATTACCTTCCGTTGTTTGGGATCCCGGTCCCAACGTAGTTCAATCTTTCAATATAAGTTATAAATCATCATCGAGTACTGCATTAGCCAACACTATTTGGGGGTCAGCATACCCTGATTTAACAGCACCAACTACACCCACATTTGCGCCCACTGTTGGTAGTACTTCAATAGCTTTGAATAGTAATTTTACCATGACTTTTGGTGAAAATATGCAAGCTTCAACTATTGATGCATCTGATGTGATCATTAGAATTGTGGGTGGAGCAAATTTAACCAATTTTGCTATAAATGATGCACAAGTAAATGTAGTAGGTAAAGTAGTTACTATTGATATTACTAATACTCTTGCAGTAGATACAGAATATACTATAATTATAGCACCAAATGTATTAAAGGATGAATCTAACAATAATTTTGCAGGTGTAGCAGAAAATGTATGGAAATTTAGATCAACTAACGGTACCGCACCTACTCATTTAACATTTACCCCTGCGGATAATTCATCAGGTGTTGGGAGTAATGATAGTTTGGTAATTAAATTTAATGAAGAGATAGTGCAAGATACAGGTGTGATATCTATCTTTAAGACATCTTCTCCATCATCTCCAGTAGAGTCTTTTCAGGCAAATGATTCAAGAGTTACAATAAGTACAACGACATTGACCAACGATACTGCAACAATTAATCCTAATATGACTTTAGACAACGGTGAAGGATATCATGTAAATATTTCATCGACATCATTCAAGGATTTAGAAAATAAGTATTATACTGGTATCTCTGATTCAACTACATGGAAATTTTTAGTGGGTCATCATAAATATACAACAAGAACAGAGATATATAATGGGGGTAACCAACTAGGCCACACCTCTGGTGTCGTCTCTTTAGTCATACCTGGTAGTGGTGGTAATATATACGCAAACGTACAAGGTACTTCTGTGAGTACTGCTGCTACGTTGTATAAAATTCCTAAAAATGGTGGTGCCCTTACTGATCTTGGTATATTACACAATTCAGTCCAGTCAACACTACATACTTATGATATGTGTGGTTATCATGAATCAGGATTAGATTATCTTTATAAGGTGGTACTGTCGTCTTCTGGCAATTACGAGTTACATAAGTCATCTGGAATCCCATCTAACACAACTTCAATAGCGTGGAATAAGATCACCCATACTCTTATTACTGCCAGTTCCAACTTTAGCCATATAGCTTGTAGTAATGATGGTAAATCGGTCCTTATATGCTTACAATCAGCACAGTTTGCTTTAAGGGTGACAGGAACAAACGCAGATCCTGTTCAGGTTGGTAACATGAGCAACGGTGTTACTGGTGTAGGGTGTGTAAGTGGAGACGGGCAATATATATACCTACCTGATGCTAGTAAATTACTCAGGCAGATGAAAGTAGATGTTTCATCATCAACCTGGTCGGATCAATACACCCAAAATAAAAGTATGATCACAGGCAACTTGGATATACAATCTATAGTTACGAATTCTGATGGTCAATATATATTAGTTGGGTATAACACGAAAGAGCATCGTTTTTCAAAAGATTATGGGGCCACTTGGAATTCTATTAAAGTTAACGGGAACATCCCACTAACTGGTAATATAAGGTGGCCTGCTATGTCATCAGACGGTAAGATAATGATGATATGTGCTTATGAAAATCGCGACGTCGTCTGGAGACCTAATGGAACGGATGTAATGGTATGTTCTATGGATGGTGGTAATAAATGGGAAACTCTTATAAAGACGGATAGTACTGTATCTCGAACTTTTAACAAAGATCTCATTCCCGCAATAGGTAATAAACAGATAATAAACTCTGGTGTTTGTGTTTTTGATGAATCTGATAAGTCTGTGGTCGTCATTGCTCGTAATAAAGGTGCTGAATTATCTGGCCGATCAGGTGAGGGATTTGTTCACAGAATACATTAAAGAAGGTTCGACTTGGGTGTATGAACATCTGTTGACATATATACATCAAAGCAATTATGGAACACTTTCCAAAGATGTTCTGATGAGCACAAGTACACACCATTAACAAATGTATGGAATCCTACCAATATAAGCACAACCGTGACTGGACGGTAAGCATTTCTACTAAGACACTAGCGCAATTATGGTCAAATCCACTGCTGGTTATGACCCAACAATGGAGACTGGAATTCCGAAAGCAGACTAGCAGTCTTGGATTAGATTATACTATTGTAACAACTACAAATAAGTACCTACACTTTACCAATTATCACTTGACTTCTTCTACTACACTGCTATACTACCACAACAGTTACCAAGTTCTCTTCTACATTAATATAAACCCAATAACACCACTACATTATGCGGGTGATATTGGTCGTCAGTAGACAGGGTGATATCCATGATTAACGCTGAGACCTCGACCTATACACTGCCTTTAAGTGCGGGATTCTAGTATAGAGCAGTCATTGTGTCAAAGAGAGAGAGAGGGAGAACGAAACACAAACCAGAATAAAAATAAAAAAAAATTCCAGATATTTATATATATATATATATATTCAACTAACAAATGGGAGCAAACATATCTACACCACCCCCACCGTCCTTAGAAGTGAAGACGGGTACCGATGATCCTTGGTACGCAAACGATAAAAGGTTCCTCATGAACCTAGACCAGACGCTGGCTACCACAAACGGCTATGTGACGGGGGCCTACCTCCTATACCTCGCGGGGGAAACCCGGGAGGTCCCCATCAGTGGTAGTTTATACGATAGGAGTATTGATAGCGGGCTGTGTATATGGTGTGTCGATAGGTACAATGACATGGGGGTCACAATGATTGCGGAGTACATCAATTTATTCCCCCCCCACATGTACCACCACATATCGACAGTTGAAGGGGATGAAATTCGGGATTTTATACAGGATAATGCAGATATCATTGTATCCGATAGGATAGCGGATGCTATAGATATAGTCTTCACCTTTACCCCCTATCTGGAGTCGGCCTATACGAAAAGGGTAAGTGTGGTTATGATGTCCTGCACACATTTCAGAATACTGACCCCACCCCCTGAATGGCTGGCGGTACTGGACAGTCCAACTACAAATCGGACACAATTACTGGTATACGAAGATAGCCCCATGAGGGGGTACAGTCACAGTATGCAGGGGTTTCTGTCGCTTACAGACTGGAAGAGGTACGGTCTGATGTATGGACCAGAAGATGATGTCTTTGGGGAAAAGGAGGAAACTGCCCCCGATTTTTCCAGGAATTGTAGGGTAATGGTAATGAATGGTGGGAGTTACGAAGACTATAGTGCTGGTCTACACCATCGGAGGGTCCGGCTCGATACCGACAGCTTTCTAACCCATAACCTAGGCTACGATGAGTACACCCTGACGTTATGGCATATGGTAGAGTATATTATGCTAGGATATAGTATAGAATGGTCTGAAGATATGATAACTAGACTGAATAGTGTATTCTCGAGTCGTCACGATGACCCTTCCGAATGGGTCAATGTGGTGATGGATACCTACATCAATTACAATAAGGCTGGTGGTTATTTCCAGGAGGAACTGGACAACATGCCGATCAACAAGAGGTTAAAGGAGATACCCCTGGTCAGTAGTGGAGGTGAATTTACTGTACTATATGAGGATGATTGGTACGCAGTACTGGACCAGAGGCGGAAAGAGTACGGGATAGAAACTTTCCAAGAAGAATTCTCGAGGAGGCAGGAGGAAAAAAGGAGAGACACCGAGATAATGGAAGCCCAGACCAGGAGGAACCAAGAGATGATAAGGAATCTGGAGGAAAAGGAGGGGAAGGAGACACAAGACTTTACCCCCAGATGGGTGAAACTGTGTAAGGATATAGAAGACAGTGGGGACGTGTGGTTACTGGCAGAACTGATAACTTTCAGAAACACCATGACGGGGATACTTGCCAATTCCTATGGGGCTAATTATCGATTCGAGACGACAGGTATTGATACTCCAGAAGTTGTGTGTAGAGAACTGGCAGAGATTATGAAGATCTATAACGATTGGAAGGAGAGGACTGTTCCTAAATGTATTAACCAGTCTGATCTGCAACTGTCCCCATTCAAGGACCTGGGTTTCGGTAATATGTGGGTACTACCCGTTAAAGACAGTAGGGGGGAGGACGTAGGGACATACCACTGTTTCTCAGCAGAGGATATATCCCAACTGGATACTAACCCCTACAGTAGAGAGACTATACCCGATTACCTGAAAAGGTATGTAACGGGATTACTAGACGTTATTAGGGGGTTCTATGACGGTGTCGAGGAAGAGGAGAAGGAACTAAATACCCAGCAAAAAGACAGGGAAATCACTTCAAGGTTGTACTCTGCCTCCTACGATTTCGATATGTCGCTGTATGACACAATGGTGGACAATGATCCTAACCTTGTTGGGGTGTTTGGGGTTCAACTGAGTGAACAGCTAGGGGAGTCCTATAGAACAGTATCAGGACCAGACGATATGATAAACAGAATTTACAGGGATACGGGTGAGAACAATACCACCAACCAGTTGTTTATTATACAAACGTTTGTGAGGGTATATATGGTTGAATCAGTTGATAATGTGTTATAGTCAATATTACTACTACCATGACGTATATATACTTAGTCTTTACAATTGAATCATACCTTCATTATTTATATATAAATAATATATAAATAATATCTTGTTATATACAAAGATTCTATTATACTTGTGTATACTAATTAAAATAGAGTATGAATAAAATAAGTGAGCCTTCAACTGCATCTTCCCAAACTAAAAGTAGAGGGATATTGGTCCAAGGGGTTTAAGAGGTGAAAAGGGGTTTAGTGGAACAGGCGGTGGGGGTACAGGTGGTTCATCGGGAGCGTCGGGAGCGTCGGGACCTTCAGGGACCATCGGGACCATCGGGACCCGATAGAACATACCATCCCAACCTGTTTCTGGATTAACATATACTGTCGATCAGACTACTTTTCCTATACCCAATGTATATGTTTGTAAATCTGGATCTGTTGTAAAACTGTCGATACCAAGAGTTGTTATTAATCGACCAACCCCAACGGCCCCTACAACTTTACAAAGTAATATTTTAACTAATCCTAACCTTAAACCACTTCCAAAGACTGGTACAAATTGTTTTGTCAAATGTACATATAATAATAATACCACACCATATAAGTGTGAGTACTTAAGTCTAAATTATAATACGACCAGTAACAACTATAAACTCGAAATGGATATTTCTACTCTCGATAAAAAAATTACAATAGATCCCTTAACCTTTTCATACTTTGCCGCCAATTCAAAATCAATAGGCACCACCACCAGTGTTACATGGTAATTTCATACTTACAAAATTATACTAAACCAATAATGGGAAAACTATGATTGAAGAAATTAATAATAAATTTGATGATTTTATACCTTACAGGTACCTAAGGTATAATATACTTTGTAGAGTATCTATGAACTTTTCCAAGAATAATATTGGTAGTTATGGGCAAAACTTGCAAAAATATAATCTATCTCGTAGGACAAATTTTAGTGTCAGAATAGGAAAGATTGTTAGACAACCTATCCCCAGAAAGATAAGAAAAAATTATAAGGAACTTTATCTTACAGAAAAAAAAAGAAACAATTGTTTAGAATCGATCATAGAACGTAAAATTAATGAACTCCTTAAGTTAGAGTTGGATCTACGACAAAAAGATGTCAAGTTAGAGTTGGATCTACGACAAAAAGAACATATGACGCACCTACCGATTACCTACAAATACTACTGTAATGATGAAGAATTTTGGAAGGGACTAACCATGAACGACCTCAATATGCTAAAAAAACCTATCGAATATTTACTAGAACAGTTTGGAACAGGTGAACCTTGTAATAGGTTTGATGTTGGTAATAGTATTGAATTTCTTATAGGTGATTATTTAAGAGTATGTGGGTTTAAAGTTTTACAACTACCAAATACTAGAAGATTTGATTTAGATATAGAAAACTATAAAAAACTTTCTGTTAAATATAGTAGTTCGGGTGATATTACTTTACATAACTCCAATAGTTCTATAAACAAAGATCTTGTTATGAAAGATACAATGTTATTAACGCCTGACAAGTTGTACTTGATAACCAATGATGAATTATGTAGACATAATATAAATATAAATGAATACATTCAAAATAAGGGGGACAGTCTTAAATTAAAAAGGGCCATATTAAAAGTACTGCAGGGGCAAAATTATCCTTACATATATGATATGAATATTATCCATGATAAAAAAAAATGTAAGAACAGATTATGTAGTAGAATATTCTATTCTAAATTTTTTGAAGAATATAGCTGCATGAGTAATCTTATCGATTACTAAATTATATGTAGATAGAACGTTTGTAGATAAACAACTGGTTGGTAGTATTATCGTTACAGTATCCCTGTAAACTCTGTCTATAGGAATCCCTAACACCCCAACAAGGTTAGGATCATTATCTACCATTGTGTCATACAGTTATATATAGAAATCGTAGGAGGCAGAGTACAGTCTTGAAGTGATTTCCCTGTCTTTTTATTGGATATGTAGTTCTTTCTCCTCTTCCTCAATACCGTCATAAAACCCCCTAATAAAGTCTAATAATCCCTGTACATACCTTTTCAGGTATTCGGGTATAGCCCCTCTACTGTAGGGGTTGATATCCAGTTGATATATATCCTCTGCCGAGAAACAGTGGTATGCCCCTACGTCTTTCAGTCCCATTCACCCTGATATTATCTTTGGTTATTTCTACCCCCTTATAGTATTTGTTTCATGGTCCACTTGTGTGTCTACATAATCTTATCAATGTTATGCGAGGTTGCTGTAATTAATGAGTTCATAATTCTATATGTATAATACAAATATGTATAATACAAATATGTATAATACATTTTATTATTTGTATTATACCATATACTATTATCTGAAATGGTGTGTTTATATATTCATCTACTTGGTACTATATGTGAACTAAACAAATAATAAAATTTGATTATAGTAACAATCAAATTAAACAAATAAAGTCTTAAGATATAGCCAGCCAAATGGCCCGTCCACCAACTAATCCCATTATTAATAATAACATGAAGTTTATCGATCTATGCTGTGGTATAGGCGGGTTTCACTACGCTTTAAAAAACCTTGGATATGAGTGTGTTATGGCGAGTGATATCGATGAAAATTGCAGAAAAAATTATGAATTAAATCATAATATGAAACCTTTTGGCGATTTAACTAAAATTGATATCAAATCAATACCTAAATTCAATGTATTATGTGCTGGATTTCCTTGTCAACCATTTTCAAACGCAGGAGAGCAAAAAGGCTTTCAAGATAAAAGAGGTAATATCTTCTTCGACATATGTAAAATAATTAAATATCATGCTCCAGAGTATTTGATTCTAGAGAATGTTAGAAACTTAGCCTCCCACGATAATGGCAATACGTGGGAGGTTATAAAAAATAATATAGGTAAATTAGAATATTTTACCTACGATATCCCGGTTATTTTAAATACCCTTTACTTTGGGATCCCCCAGTCAAGAGAAAGGGTCATTATAATGTGTAAAAGAAAGGATCTAGGTGAATTACCCAAATTACCTTCTATTTCGAAACATAACGCTAAACCCACGACACTAGAAGATATAGTGGAAGAACATCCTGATAAAAAATATAATATAACAGGGAAGTTAAAAGAGACTGAAAAGATATGGGGAAAATTTCTATATATATGCGATTCAAATAATATAAGTATACCGCGTTATCCTATATGGACTGATTGGTGGGATAGTAATGGTAACAACACAAAGGTTACGAAATACCATAAAGCACTATCTGAAGAAGAAAATAAGAACAAAATTGAACAAGATCAGGCTTATTTCTATACAAAATATAAAAATTGGATAGATAAAAACAGACTGTTTTATAATACAAATATAAGTGTGTTAAAACCATGGCTGATTGAATCAAGAAATAACAAATTATGGACTGGTGCAGTGCGAAAAATGGAATGGCAAACAGGTAATGACAGATTGAAAATAGATCAAGTTCTATGGAGCCCTCGCGGTTCAGGGATTAGGATAAAGAATACCAATTATTCACCAACTTTAGTGGCGATGGCGTCCATGATACCCATATATGGCCCTAAATCAAGGTATTTAACGCCACGCGAGTGTGCTAGATTACAATCATTTCCAGAAGAGTATATAATTGATAGGGAAGATAAAGTTTCTTATAGACAATTTGGAAACGCTGTTAATGTTAAAATGATAGAAAGATGCGCGAGATTCTTGATAAATGAAGAATCCTTATTAGATTGATTGTATAAATAATTAAATTTAATTATAATGTTCAATCCCATTTATCTATGCATGTAAAAATGTCCGTCAAAGAAACAAAAACACTTTTTTCTAAAGTGGTGCGATTCATCAATGCCAATCCGGTAAGTGCAGATGCTACTGTTAGACAAAATATCACAATCAGAGACTTAGTTAGAATGAAGGATCATCATCATTTCATAAATGGTCATATGGATGATAAAGGTGAAAGATTGTGGCGGTGTTATATGGAAGGAGTTTCAGTTGTATGTCAACATTGAGGTTGTTACAACTGAATCGCTGAATATTAGGTAGTATATATCGGGGAAGTCTGAAGAGTTTATCTTACAAGCCATATTATTTTCATACTCTAAGTACACAAACCTTGTAAAAGTAGATCAACATATTGATGATATGCTGATTCTTGTTTTAGATAGAATGTATACATATCGAACTTTTTGTTATTTTTTTATATGTATACATAAAATATTGATCATATGTACAAAAACAAAATGTCTAGCATCTTTACAATCTGTGTAGCTATTGGTTTTATGGCCATTACATGCCTGAAAATGTGCGTATTTTATCACAGGTCATGATATTTTTAATGGTGTAATTCTCAATACTTGGAGATTTCATTAAATAAACAAAATATTATATAAGAATATAGATATCTATATTCTTATATATACATACACTATACATCTGACTATTCTATGTGTACAAAGGTGAAGAGATATATAGTTTCCATATACAGATTTTTATGTAATGAACCACCAGAGTCTGCCAGAAAGGTATATCCTCCCCCTATAAAGGTGGATGCTGAATATAATAATTGGGTTGTCAATGATGATGAAACCTATAATCTTCTGTGATTATATTCTTATCTACTAACATAATACACCATTGAAATTTTCTAACTAACCACTTTTTCACACTAACATCCTCCACACCCACACCTCTAATATAAGTTACATATCACCCATTACTATCAAATATAATTACAATATATACACCCTTTGGTACTGATTTTTGTTCACCACCTCACCTCTCGATAAAAAAAACAACTTAAAAAGATAATTTCCTTACTAAAAAAAGAGATACTGACTTTTTTTTTAGTACCCAAACTTATAAACCATGACTAAAATTGCTATTGGTATCGATCTCGGGACAACCTACTCTTGCGTATCTGTTATGAAAGGCAATACTGTTGAAATTATTGCCAACACACAAGGTAACCGCACCACTCCTAGTTATGTTGCCTTTTCATCCAACGAACGTCTAGTGGGGGAGGCGGCAAAGAATCAGGCCGCTATGAACGCCAGTAACACGATCTATGACGCCAAACGCCTGATCGGTCGGTCTTTTTCTGATCCCGTCGTACAGGCCGATATGAAGCACTGGCCCTTTGTGGTTAGCAAGGGGGAAGACGACCAGCCCCTTATTAATGTAACCTACAAGGGTGAGGATAAGAAGCTAACGGCCCAAGAGGTGAGTTCACACATCCTTGGTTATATGAAAGAGGTTGCGGAAAAATATCTAGGGGAAACCGTCACAGATGCCGTTGTCACGGTTCCTGCCTATTTTTCGGATGCTCAGAGGTCTGCCACCAAGGATGCAGGAACAATTGCAGGTCTTAATGTGCTGAGGATAATCAATGAACCTACCGCTGCAGCTATTGCTTATGGTCTGGACAGTAAAGAGAAAAAGGAACAAAATGTTCTCATATTTGACTTTGGGGGGGGGACACATGATACTTCTGTGTTGAATATAGATGACGGGGTCTTCGAGGTAAAAGCTACAGCGGGTAATGGACACCTAGGGGGTGAAGATCTAGACAACGCCCTTGTTCAGCACTGTGTAAGGGAATTCAAGAGGAAAAATAAATTAGATTTAGCAGGCAACGACAGGGCTCTGAGGAGGTTGAAGACTGCATGTGAAAGGGCAAAAAGAACCCTCTCTAGTAGTACAACTGCTACTATTGAAATAGATTCTTTACATGATGGTTTGGACTTTAATCTAACGGTGTCGAGGGCAAGATTCGAAGATATGTGTGCAGACTTTTTCCACAAGGCCATGGAACCAGTTCATAAGGTTATAGAAGATTCTGGTTTGTCCAAGAGCGAGATTGATGAGGTTGTTCTTGTTGGTGGGTCGACAAGGATCCCCAAAATACAGGCAATGCTTTCCCAGTTTTTTAACGGAAAAGAATTGTGTAAAAATGTTAACCCTGACGAAGCGGTTGCTTATGGGGCATCTGTACAGGCGGCGATCCTGTCTGGTCACAAAAGTTCTGTCACAGATAGTCTACTGCTTATCGACGTGGCCCCTCTGAGTCTGGGGATTGAGACTGCTGGAAATGTCATGACCAATGTTATCGACAGGAATAGCACCATACCCTGTCAGAAGGACAAAACCTTTAGTACCTATTCAGACAACCAGCCAGCTGTTACTATTAAAGTTTATGAAGGGGAAAGAACACTTACCAAAGACAACCATTTACTGGGAGAGTTTACACTTAGTGGTATACCCCCTATGCCGAGAGGACAACCTCAGATCGAAGTGAAGTTCGATATGGATAGTAACGGGATTCTTAAAGTAACTGCTATGGAAAAGTCTACTGGTAAACAGGCCGACATCGAGATTAAGAATGACGCGGGGAGATTGAGTAAAGAAGACATTGACAGGATGGTGAAAGAATCGGAGTTGTATAAAGAAGATGACCAGAAACTGATGAAAAAAATAGAAGCCAAGAACAAGTTAGAGTCTTATCTGTACCAGGTGAAAGGTGCTGTAGGGGAGGAAAAAACCAAAGAGAAATTGGGGGAGGAGGACCACAAGACAATTACAGAAATTATCGATAACCAACTACAGTGGGTTGAAGGTACAAATGATGAGACGACAGAAGAAGAGGATTACAGTAAAAGACTGAAAGAAACGGAAGATGTTGTTAATCCTATTATGGCTAAATTGTACACAAATGGCCAGCCTGGAGAACAGCCTGGTGGAGAACAGCCTGGTGGAGAACAATTTAAGGATGGTCCATCGGTGGAGGAGGTAGATTAAGTACTAATATAAGGTATACAAATTTTTGTTAGGTTGTCATCCTGTTTATACCCTCTAATTTATTATGTAAATACTGAAACAGTATTTACAGTAAAAATATAAGAAACTCTCGTATCTTTTTAGAGTCTCTTATATATATATATAAGGAGGAAAATATAAGAGAGTTTCGTATCTTTTTTAGAGTTTCGTATATATATATATATATAAGGAGGAAATATACGAAAGTTTCTTATCTTTTTTAGAGTCTCGTATATATATAAGGAGGAAAAGATACGAACCTCTCTTAGTTTTAAAGTCTCTTATATATATAAGGAGGAAATATAAGAAACTCTCACAGACTTAAGTTATATTAGGGAGTGTTGGTTACTACCACAGGTATTTCAAGCTAAACCAAGAGGGACTATATATTTTTTTATGATACCCTTGAGCGGTGTGTCTTTTTATGTAGTTACTTCTTCTAGCTTTATCACCGTGATTTTTGGAGGTGTATAATTTCAGAGGGGAAGAATCTTTAAATTGTTCATACCTGTTATCCCCAAACTGAATTGTTTTTTTTGTACCGTTTTTATAGTACACAACAACTCTATATTTTTTGTTCCCTGTTCCTTTCGACCATTCCAATTTGTTCCCATTATGGGTTGTAGTCTTTATTGGTGGCATATATGTACCTTTACAGTAGGATATATATATATATATATATATTTTAATTATTAATTTAAGTTTTCACTTATGGTGAAACTACTTATATAAAGGACTATGAAGGGTATAATTCATACTCGATTCATCAAACATTAAACAACCCCTCTTCGAAGATCGAATGTATAGGGGGTACTTTTCATTTATTTCAGGCTGTTGAAAAGAGTACATTCTCAGAATTTTTCACACATGTTATCAACTATACTCTTGGGACCTCCTAAGATGGACAGGGAGGCGTTTAAAAAACATTGTGGGTGGCATTCTATTAGTCTAAGCAGATTGTTCATTATTATACATGACTTCTAGAATTTTAAACAGATCTGTCTCTGGCGAATATAATGCCACTGTGGAAATTAGTTGTTGCTCCATTAAAGGAGCCAGAAACCTTCTTAGTTGTGTTCTTATTTTGGGTGTACTCTCATTGTAATTAATAATACTACCGATATACTTGTCAATCATATACTCAGCGTTCCTTTTAAAGGCCTCATAATCGAAACTATCTTGTTTACACAATTTATTTTTAATAATATATCCAGTAATTTCAATAAACATAATCCTAAATTCTTTTAGGTCTGGGTCTTCTGGAGTATAAAATATTTTCTCTAGATGGGAATTATCTTTTCCTTTACAGACAGTATCCAGACTTTCTCTATCCACAGGAAAATCTTTTATATCCTGTTTCAATTTAACTATAATGTCATCTACACTCATGTTGGTTTTGGATACTAATTTATCTTTAAATAAAGATGAAATTTTCATCAGCATACCATCTAATTTTCGATCGAGTTCTGTATCGACAAACTTATTGGATAAGATATCATCGACTTTACGATTTATTATTTTTTCCATTTTTTTAGTCGCATCCGATTGAACCTTATATATAACGATTACAAGTACAATTGTTATCAACAAACCTAGGAAGTAGAGCCCAATATTGTGCATCATCAGGATATATATATATATCTATTTGACACAATATTTTTTTCATAAAAAAATTTGATAAACATATGTTAATCCCTTATATAAAAATTACAACCAAATATGTCTAAAGATACTTTACACCCTATCTTCACTCCTTCTTCCACAGATGAAGGGAACAAAGGAAACAAAGGAAGCATTAGTTCTTGCATTCAAGAAATGAAAAGCGGTAAAAACAAAGGCAAAAGGTGCGGGGGTAAGATATCTACAATTTCAACCACAGGTCTATATTGTAACCGCCATATTAAGTCTGAGAAAAAAACTAAATCCAAGAAGGAGATGACAGAATGGGCGAAAAATATAATCCACAGGATGAATGGCACCCCTTCTGAGTATGCAGTGGTCGACTTGGAAGATTTCTATTTTTATCCTAAATATAACTTTATTATTGACTCTTCGACGAATAAAGTTGTAGGATACCTGTATAAAAATACCGTTAGAGAGTTGATAAAAAAAGATTTGGAAATATGTTCAATGTACAATTTCGAATATGAACTCCCCCAAAATCTTAACAATGAAATATATTCAGAACAGCCTATCGTATGTACACTAACTGATATACAATTGAAAAAAACAAAAGAGAACAAGGGTGAGAAGAAGACCCAGGGTGTAAAGACCAGCGTAGCAGGGTCGAAACGGTCAGCAAAGAAAGAAGAAAAGGGTGAGAAGAAGACCCAGAGTGTAAAGACCAGCGTAGCAGGGTCGAAACGGCCGGCAAAGAAAGAAGAAAAGGGTGAGAAGAAGACCCAGAGTGTAAAGACCAGCGTAGCAGGGTCGAAACGGCAGGCAAAGAAAGAAGAAAAGGGTGAGAAGAAGACCCAGAGTGTAAAGACCAGCGTAGCAGGGTCGAAACGGCAGGCAAAGAAAGAAGAAAAGGGTGTCGTAACCCCTCATATGCTATCGGGTATAAAAAGAAATCAGGCAATGAACCACTCGCTTGTGTATACTGAAGAATCAGATAAGAGTGTAAATCAAAGACCCTGTATAATACCAACCAGGCTTGTAGACGCTAGTAACTCCCCATCTAATGATCCCTATGATGGAGGTGATTCTGTCCAGGATGATGAAGAAATATTAAAGAAAAGGAGTGATGATACAATCGAAGAACTAGAAGGAGGAGAGGGCGACGAATGTGAAGGGGATGAAGATGAGGGTGAAGATGGAGAGGAGGGTGAAGATGGAGATGAGGGTGAAGATGGAGAGGAGGGTGAAGATGGAGAGGAGAGTAAAAGGGAATGAGGTACTACAAACGATTATGACCAGTAGTAGCGAGTAGCGTGTTACAGATTGAACCTCTTCATACATATGGCAAGATATAATTCTAAATCATGTGAAGGGACCATACCCTTAAATTCACCCCTCAGTTTTTCGTGTAGGATAGGAATATACTCCCTACAGAATCTATTATAGTTTGTTTTGTTACCCAACTTTACATCCCACCTCATCTCGTCCAGTACTTCTTCCATATTATATAGTCTACTTATTTCTCTATTTATACTATTGACAAAATATGCGTATATCTGGTCCTCCCAGTCAATCTTGACAGAGAAATAGACCTTATCACCCGTCTTGGGGTCGTCTAGTGTAAAACCGGACAGAACATTCACCATTCTATACAAATGTCCTGTCGTACATGTATCAGACATATCTACAAGTTCATCTATAAGGCGTAGAGTCAGACTTTCCGTTTGGTCTGAGTACTGTATAATATCCCATAGTACGCCTAAAATATAGATCAATTTGTACCTATCATCTACTAATAAATTATCATTACTGATCCTTTTAAGAGCAAGTAATACAGTCTTATTATCTATAGTGGGGAGTCCACTACACGTCCCCATTATACTCTTTTTTATATGGGTAAAACTTGGGGTGTCTCTAGACAGTTCCGAATGGAATTCCATCATCTGTTGAAACCCTTCATGAGCGTGTCTATCCATTCTATGGACATTCTGTCTAGAATCATAAAGGGTTGTCTGTACACCTCTCGGTGTATCATTTTCCATGTTCAGTATAATATCCCTTGCAGAATCTTTATACTTGTGACTACCGATACTGAGCAAAACATCTGCTGCATCTGCTCTGGTATTATAGAGGGAGTCGGTGTTACCCGCAATGTCTAGTAGTTTCTGTTGGGTTTTTTCGTACAATTCTTGGTCGACAAATATTTCAGAGGAGTCTTCCCCATTATAGGTAGTGTAGGTCTGTAGTATATACTGACATAATAGGATATTGTATTTTGTGTCTATTTTCTTACTGCTAATGATATATTCGAATACCCCCTTTGTTATAAACAAAGGGAATAGTCTGTTCTGGGGTGCGTCGTTCGACTGGATGGGGTATAGACTGGTGTCTATAGAATTATACTGCTTATACATCGCCCCTTTTAATTCGGCGTTAGGGACTAGGATATATTGCTTACTCAAAGATATAGCCCCCATATATCTAGTATTGATATCAATATTTTCATTATCGAAGTATTCGTAAAGGAGGCGTAGGTGTTCTAAGGATAATACTCCACTGTGTTCGTACATCGACAGTAGATGGGTTAACACGTCTAAAATGAATATATAGACTCCTTTTTGGGTCAATTCCTTGTACAGGTATTCGCACAATTCAATAATAACATCGCTGTTCCCACTACGACCAAATATAGTTTTCATACAATCTATTTTTTTGGCGATACAGATGAGAGAGCTGTTCAGACATATTACGACAATAAATCTTTCGAATAGACTCGCCCCTGAACTGGTATACAGCTGTAAAATCTGCTGGAGGAGATCCATACAATCTTCAGATGAGAACCTATTGGCTATTTCTGTGAGTGCGTCGATACGTGTATCTAGATCGTTCTGGCCATTGAAAACGATTTTACGGAGGGTGTTTAGGTCTTGGATACCCTTACAGTCTATATTTATTATCTCAGAACGTTTGAAACATTTCGGGTCGTCTAGGCTACAAATCATAGCACCGTGTGTGTGTTTAGATATATATATATATATAAGTCAGTATAACTTTAAGATGGTTAACATCTGTAAAATTTTTGAATTAAATCTCACCTGTCTGATATACAGAAAATGTATAAACACACATATACCCACTATATATATACACCAAATGACCCTGGCTATGAATAGAGTATTTAATGTCACAGACCTGAACTGTCACATTCTGTCCTACCTAACCTATGATGATTCTAAAAGACTATCTATGGCGAGTCGACTGTGGTACAACCTTATCGAACATTCTGGGATACCCTTCCTATCGGAGTTTCTGTATGACCACCACGCGGGTGACTTTAAATCTATTTTAAAGCACCATAAAACTATAAGAAAACTACATGTAAGGAGTATCGACGACCTAGAGATGTGGTTACCTGTGATCCTCCACAATACAATGTATCTATACCTGGAGAGGTGTACATTCAATAATATCAACAATTTCATTACCCCCCAGACTAGATATATAAGGATAGAGAGATGTAATGAAGACTACACAGACAAACAGTCTCTCATCCCCAACCTACAGACCTACCCAGATATAGAAGAGATCCAGGTATGCTGATTATTTTTGATATGTTTATGTACTTGATTTCAAGTATATAAACTATAAAAACATAATACATTACATCCAATGACTGTAAAACTCGAGTACAAGAGTATGAGCGAGGTGGAACACGTTCTACACCGTCCCGATACCTTTATTGGGAGTGTCGTAAACAGTAGCCACAAAAGCACATTTGTGGCTCTGCAAGATGACCGAATAATTGAAAAAGATGTTACCTACCCCCCAGGTCTTGTCCGTATCTTTATCGAGATACTGTCTAATGTAATCGATAACAAGTGGAGGTCCGACCAGATGGGTATACCATGTAAACAGTTCAAGGTCTCTATAGACAAAGAAACGGGGGTGACCAGGGTAGTAAACGATGGGAATACTATACCCGTAGAGATGAAGGAGGGGGGTAAGTACCTACCTGAACAGATATTTGGCCGTTTTAGGACCTCTTCCAACTACAACGACAGTGAAGAGAGGAAGACAAGCGGTAGGAATGGTTTGGGTAGTAAACTAGCCAATATCTTTTCCAGTTCCTTTACATTTAAAACCTATGACCGTCACACCAGTACCCATTACTCTCAGAGGTGGACTAACAACATGAGCAATGTGGGTACTCCTAAAATTACAAGTACCAAAAAAACCCCATACACGATGATTGAATGGATACCCGATTTTAAAAGATTTGGACTGGACGGTTACACAGACGACATTATCGACCTTTTTAGGAAATATACATACGATGCTGCGATGATTACGGGTATCCCTACTCACTTCAATAACCATAGGATCCCTATCAAGAAGTTGGCCGATTACGCTAGACTGTATATCCGCCCTGAATGTACGTCTATGGTCGTGCCTCTAAACACTAGGGACAGCAAAGTTGTAGTCTGCCCTACCGCAAAAGGAGAGTTTGTCCACATCTCCTTTGTAAATGGTATCCAGACCCCCCTGGGCGGTGTCCACGTCGATATATGGACTGAGAATATTTTCAGACCAATTGTCAGCAAGATCAATAAAAAATATAAAAGTAAGTTTACAATCACGGATATTCTAAAGTACTTTACCATCTTTGTAGTCACAGAAATAAACAACCCAACCTTTACTACCCAGTCTAAAGAAAAACTGAGTTCCCCTCGGGTTGATGATATGACCCTTCCTGATTCTATAAGAGATAAAATAATGAAATGGGAATTTATGGAAGATATTAAGGAAACCGTCGACAGCAAAAAATACATTGCCCTGAAAAAAACAGATGGTAAAAAAAGTAAACATGTTAAAGTGGATGGTTATGACAGAGCAAACAAGTCTGGGGGTACCCTCTCAACCACGTGCTCACTGATCCTTTCAGAAGGACTGAGTGCCAAAACATATGCAGTAGAGGGTATAGGGTCTTGTGGCCTGGATGGTAGGAAGGGTCGAGACTGGTTCGGTATCTATGCCCTGAGGGGGAAAACCCTAAATGTTACTAATGCTACCCCTTCCCAGATAGAGGACAACAAGGTCCTATCTGATATCCGTAAGATAATGGGGTTGAAGTATGGTACAGACTACTCTGAAGATACCAACTATAGGTCTCTTAACTATGGTAGGATTATTATACTGTGTGATGCAGACCATGATGGGAACCACATAAAGGGGTTGATTATAAACTTCCTGGTTGCGATGTACCCCAGTCTGGTTAAGAGGGCTGGTTTCCTCACTAGTATAGAGACACCGATTGCTAAGGTCTCATGTAGAGGTGGTACAACTAAACTGTTCTACGATATCAGTAAATACAACAAGTTCCAGGAGGAAAACAAAAATCAGATCAAGTCTGTAAAGTACTATAAAGGGCTGGGCGCCAGTACAAAGACGGAAATAAAGGAGACATTTGGTAGGTATGTGATCCATTACATCACGGACACAGACACAAAAAAGTACCTCCGACTGGCTTTCTGTAAAACCCAGTCGGATAGTAGAAAACAGTGGCTGTCTTCCTACATCCACTCCGTTGAAGATGATACCAAGACACCCTCTCATGATAGTCCAGACCGTGTAAACACACTGGATATAAGTACTTTTATAGATAAAACATTGATCATGTATAGCTTAGAGGACTGTGGTCGTAGTATCCCAAATATATGGGACGGGTTAAAGGAGAGTCAGAGGAAAATCCTCTACAGTATCATAAAAAAGAACCTAGACCATACCTCCTCCACCATGAAAGTCGCACAATTGGCTGGGTACGTTGCAGAACAGTCTGGGTATCATCACGGGGAAAACAACCTTATAGACACCCTCATAAAAATGGCTCAGAACTTTCCAGGCAAGAACAATATCTCCTATCTGTACAAAGACGGACAGTTTGGTTCCCGTATATGTGCAGGGAAGGACGCTGCAAATGGTAGGTATATTTTTACCAGACTGACTAGCATCTTCTACAAAATATTCAGGAAGGAAGATTTTGGTATATATGAGTATATCAATGATGATGGGATGTATGTGGAACCCACCCACTATGTCCCGATCATCCCAATGATACTGGTCAACGGGATCAATGCAGCAATAGGTACTGGCTGGTCCTGTACCGTCCCCAACTACAACCCTATGGATATAGTTGCATGGATCAGAGAATGGTGTAACTTTAGCTCAAAGAAAAATAGTGTAAAAGTAACTCTGAAACCCTGGTACAAAAACTTTAAGGGAGAAATAAAAATGGAGGGGGACAGGATCACGACAGTGGGGGGGTTTAGGAGCGAATCGAAGAGGGGTGCTCAGAGGATTGTAATCACAGAACTACCGATCAATATGTGGACAGACACATACAAGGATATTCTAGACAGGTTGGTGGAGGAGAAGAAAATCAAGTCATTTGATAACTATTCTACACCAGAAGAGGTACATTTTGTGGTATATCCACGCAGTGGGTCCGACTTTGAATTCACTACCTCTAGTCTACGGCTGGAAACAATACTATACACATCGAATATGGTCACATTTACAGACAATAACAAACTACACCATTTTAAAACCGTCGATGAAATTATGCACGCATTCTGTAATAAAAGGCTGTCAACCTACACCCTAAGGAAAAAGTACATCCTATCCAAACTCCAGTCGGAACTAGACTTGTTAAGGAATAAAATGAAGTTTATAGATATGGTTCTCGAAGGTAAAATAGTTATATTTAGGGTGAAGAGGGCCGTACTGGTTGACCTCCTAGACAAACACAGGTTTTCTAGAATAGAAGGGTCTTATGACTACCTTATTGATATGAAACTGTCTGTGTTTACATCGGAGAGACTAGATTCTCTAAACACCAAGTTGGAGAGTGTGGTAAATGAAATAAAAATAATTGAGAAAACCTCTGAGAAGGAAATGTGGTTAGGGGAACTCCAAGAATTTGAAGCAGAGTTGGGGGTCCATAAAGACCAGTGAGGGGTCTGGAGTGTTTATAATTTTTGATTTTTTTTTAGTTAATAAAATATGTTTTACTAATTAT